GGACAAGCTGATTACTTATACAGTTCAATTTGACTATGCGTTTGATAAGATAAATAATATTCTATAATGCAAAAAATAGTTTTATATATAAAAGATGGAGATGATGTTTATCGAAGAGTTGATATGTTTGATGATGAAACAATTACTTTAACATCAAAGATTCAAGATGTAAGAGATATAGGAAAGGTATTTACTGATTTTAGTGAAACATTTACAGTTCCAGCTTCAAGAGAAAACAATAAGATATTTCAGCATTGGTATAAATCTGAAATAGATAATGGATTTGATGCTAGAACTAGAAAAGATGCCATTATGGAAATGGACTTTAATCCATTTAAAAGAGGTAAAATATCATTAGAAAATGTAAAGCTAAGAGACAATAAACCTTTTTCATATACAGTTGTTTTTTATGGCAATTTAATAAATCTAAAAGATTTACTTGGTGATGATGAGCTTGGTGATTTACCTGAGCTAGATGATTATACACATGATTATAGCAGTTCTAATGTTAAGACAGGATTACAAAGTGGATTGTCTTCAGGTAAAATAGTATATCCTTTAATATCACACACTAAAAGATTTTATTATGATTCAGCACAATCTAGTCCTGAATATAGTGGAAACTTATATTATAATACAACAGCAAACAATATTGGACTTGCATTTGATGATTTAAAACCTGCAATAAAATGTTTAACCATTATAGAAGCTATAGAAGATAAATATACAGTTGCAAATGGTTATCCATCTAATATTGCGTTTACTAGAGATTTTTTTAATAATACAGAGTTTTCTAATTTATATTTATGGTTAAGTAGAAACAAAGGACCTATAGGTGGTGATGAAAACCAAGAAGAAGTATTAAGTAGAATATGTGGTGATTGGGGATATTCTTCTGGCGACTTAGGATTTGCAGTAAGTGGAGATACTTGGTCTGTAACAGTAGAAAATTCAAACGCAAGTTATCAAGCTACATTAACTGTAACTACTAGTGGAGGTAACACAAGTATTCCATTTAAAATGAAAGCAATTGATTATGTAAGTGGTACAACATTGAAAGAATCAACTATGGCTGCAGGTTCTAGTAGAACACTTACTTTTGAATTAGTACAAAGTTTTAATCCTGTAAACTATCAAATTAAATGGATTATTGAATCAAATACAGCAATATCATTTACACCACAAATAGAGTTAACAAAGTTTATTATAACAAATGGAACAATATCAGGACAAGAAGATGCTATTTATAATATTAATGGTACTGGCAATTCAATATCTACAGTAAGTGAAATTATTATTACTCAGAATGTGCCAAAATTAAAGGTTATAGATTTTTTAACTGGCATATTTAAAATGTTTAATCTAACTGCATATTATGTAGAAGATGTTGGAGATGCAGATTTTGATAAAATTGAAGTAGATACATTAGATGAGTTTTATGCTGATAGAGTTAATAATCCATCAGAAGGAGAATGGGATATAACTAAGTTTGTAGATACATCAAGACTACAAGTAAATAGAGCTTTTGAGTATAATGAAATAGATTTTAGTTATCAAGAACCAAGCACTTTGCTGTCTATAAATCATCAAGAGCAGTTTAATGATATATTTGGTGATGAGGAAGTTAGACCACAAGGAATTGATAGAGGAACTGTTTATGAAGTTGAAGTGCCTTTTGAGCACATGAAGTTTGAAAGATTGTTTGATAAGAATCTAACATCAAGCAGTCCTTATGATACTGCAGACACAGCATATCTAACTGATATATTATGGGGATATTCTGCTGCAGGAGAGTTTACCTCTGACACAGACGTAACTCCTAATACTGGTAATTATGAACCTGTACTTACAAAACCATTAATATTTTATGCAGTTCAAGAAACAGGATTGACTGCAGGCTCTGGTATTAAGTGGATTTCAGATTCACCACCTACAGAAATAACACAATATTATAGACCATCCAATACAAATGAAGATGGAACAAGTTCAACAGCACCATCTTTTACAATAAACTTTGACGATGAGATTGACGAATGGAATTTGCAAAACTATGGAGGAACAACAAATTCATTATTTAAGAAGTTTTATGCTACTTATATAAATGGAATATTTAATGAGAAAAAAAGAATATATAAATTAAAAGCATATTTATCTACTGATGTTTTGGCAAACTATAGATTAAACGATGAGCTTATAATACAAAACAGGGCTTATCGTATTAATTCTATAAGAACAAACTTTAATACAGAGGTAAGTGATTTAGAACTTTTAAATAAATTAAGCAATGATTAAACAAATAATAGATTTACTTAATGCTTCTGATTGGTATGGAGAAGATGAATTAATTGATATTGCTAAAGGTAAATATGCAGGGGTTAGTAATTATAGTGAAATGAAAGAACAGCTAAAAAGATTGAAGCATGGCAAGTAAGAAAATATTAATTAGTGTAGATATTACAACTAAATCTGCTGAAGTAAACGTAGATAAAGTAGTAAATAAACTAAAAGAACTAGAAGGAGCACAAACAAAAGTTACAAAAGCTACAGAAAAAGGTAGAGCACAATCTGGTCTTAATAATGCAATATTACTTGAAACAGGTCGTTTAGCATCAGATGCTTCTTATGGTTTTACAGCTATTGCAAACAACTTGTCGCAAGTAGTAACGCTATTTGCTAGTTTTATAGAAACAAATAAAAGTGTAACAAAATCATTTAAAGAATTAGGTAAATCATTAATTGGTACTGGTGGATTTTTAATTGTTGTGCAGCTTTTAATTTCATTTGGTCCTAAGCTAATGGAAATGCTTAGCGGGGTTACACAAGAAATGAAAGACCTTAAAGATGTTCAAAAGGCAGCAGCAAGTGCAGCAGGAGAACAGATTGGGCAATTGCAAACACTTGTAAGAATATTAGATGATAGCACACAATCTTCTTTTGAGAAACAAGCAGCTTTAGATAAGTTAAGAAAAGAACATAAAAAGTTAAATGTAGAACTAAATGAAGAAGGAACATTAACTGAAGAGTCTAAAAAAGCTATAGAAGAATATATACCTGTATTAAAACAAAAAGCATTAGCAAATGCTATTATGACTAAGATACAAGCTAAATATGTGGAGATGCTTGAAGTTGAGCAATCTTCAATTGCAGATAATATAAAATTTTATGAAGCAGCTTTAGCTTTTCTTAAATCAGGAGGTCGTGCAACTTCAGAAGAATTAGTAAAAATGACTTTAAAAGGTAAAGAAAGAAGAGAGCAAACAGTTGTAGATATTCAAGAAGATATAAATAGACTTATCGAATCGTTTGCAGAACTTGATACTATAGGAACTGACCCTGAAGAAACAAATGCAGTTAAAACAGTAAAAGCAATAGGAAGTGTATTAAAAACAACAAATAAAGAAGCCTTTAAAGATGCAGGTGCTTTCTTAAAGAATTTATCTAAAAATTCAGATACTCAGTTAAAAATTAGAGCTAAAGAATTGAAAGATGCAGATAAAATGCAAAAAAAAGCAACTAAAGATTCTATAAAATTAGCTGAAATAGAAAGAGATTCTAAATTACAAGCATATCAAGATGTGGGTAATGGATTAATGGCTTTAAGTCAATTAGCTGGAAAAGAAACTGGAGTTGGTAAAACATTGGCTATAGCTTCAACGTTAATATCAACTTATGCAGCAGCACAGAGAGCTTATGAAAGTCAATTTAATTTACCTACTCTTGATGCTCCAGCAAGAGCAGCTATTGCGGCAGCAGCAGCTATTGCTCAAGGTTTAGCTAATATTGCAGCTATAAGAAAAGTACAAACACCTGCAGGTGCTGGTGGAGGTGGAGGTGGAGCAGTTACCCCCACAACGATAGAAGCACCAGACTTTAATGTTGTAGGAGCAGGGGGTGTTTCGCAGTTAGCTACAGGATTAGCTGGAATTACTGGCAAACCAATTCAAGCATTTGTGGTTAGTAAAGAAATATCATCAGCACAAGAATTAGACAGAAACATTACAGGAAACGCATCATTAGGTTAATTATATAAATAAGTTTAATATGAAAATAGTAGAATTATTAATAGACGAAGAACAATTATTATCTGGCATAGAAGCCATATCTATTGTGGACCAACCTGCAATAGAAGAAAACTTTATTGCTTTATCTAAACAACATGAAGTTAAATTAGCACAAGTAGATGAAGAGAAAAGAATACTTATGGGTGCTGCATTAGTGCCAGATAAGAATATATACAGAAAAGATGGTGAAGAAGAATATTATATATATTTCTCAAAAGATACTGTAAGAAAAGCATCTCAATTATTTTTAATGAGAGGTAATCAAAATAAATCTACATTAGAGCATCAAGCTGAATTACATGGATTATCTGTAGTTGAATCTTGGATTATAGAAGATGAAGTACATGATAAATCAAGAAAGTATGATATGGATTTACCTGTTGGTACTTGGATGGTGTCAATGAAAGTAAATAATGATGATGTTTGGGAAAACTATGTAAAAACAGGATTAGTAAAAGGATTTAGTATTGAAGGATACTTTAAAGATAAATTAGAGATGGCAGCAATAGATGATGTAGAAAATGAAGAAGAAGCTACAGAAATACTATTAGAGATTGCCAATTCAATACTAGATAATAAATATGAATTACAAACTTATGGTGATTACGGAAGTGGTGTTAGAAATAATGCCAAAAGAGGTATTGAATTAAATAAGAAAGTAAATAATAAATGTGCTACAAGCGTAGGAAAAATAAGAGCTCAGCAATTGTCAAGAGGTGAGAAATTGAGTTTATCCACAATTAAGAGGATGTATTCATATTTAAGTCGAGCAGAAACTTATTATGACCCTAGTGATAGTAAAGCGTGTGGAACTATTTCATATCTATTATGGGGTGGGAAAGCAGGATTAAACTGGTCAAGAGGTAAACTAAGAGAGCTTGGTGAATTGAAAATGGCATCGATGGTTGTTGATAAAGACCATGCAATTATAAATGATAGATTAGCTTATTCATCTGAAGAGATGGCTAAAAAGATGGCAAAAGATTTAGATTGTGACGGAATACATGAACACGAATTTGAAGGTAAAACTTGGTATATGCCTTGTGCAGAACATTTATTAGCAGAGGTTGGGTCAAGAGGAGGAGTAAGAAGAAGTCCTAAAGCACCTAAATCTAGCACACCTAATCCTAATCCTAAAGGAAAAGGAACAGCTAAAGGAGATGCATCTGGTAAAAGAGGAGCTAAGGTTTCTGCAAAAGATAGAGCATCTTTGCAAAAGAAAGCAGATGATTTTAACAAAAGATATAAAGAAAAATTAGGTTATGGCATAACTGTTGGTATGTTGGCTTCTGTGTTTCAAAGAGGTCTTGGTGCTTTCAATACAAGCCATTCACCTAATGTAAAATCACCCTCACAATGGGCACACGCAAGAGTTAACGCTTTTATGTATTTGGTAAGAAACGGAAGACCACAAAATGCTAAGTATACAACAGACTATGATTTATTGCCAACTAAACATCCTAAAAGCTCTAAGAAATGAAAAAAACAAATGAAACATTAGGTAGAGCTGTACCAAGAGGAAAAAGAAGAGGTTGTCTATGTAAAGATGGAAAAACATATTCTAGAAAATGTTGTGATGGCACTTTGCGTTCACAAGGAATAGGCAAAATCTAACAACCTTTTATTACTTAGTTACTTTAATAGTAAAATTAATTTTATAATACTTAATTTATGGAAAAACAAAAAGCTACATCAATTCTAAACGACATCATGGAGAAACTTTCTCTAATTAAAAAAGATGACGTAAAAGAGGTTGAGCTTAAAGAAGAAGAAGTTCAGCTTTCTGAACAGCTTACTGAAGAAGAAGAAATGTCTCAAGAACTAACTGAACTTGCTTGTCAAGAAGAAGTAGTTGCTGAAGAACTTTCATCTGATGAGGTAGAAGCTGAAGAACTACAAGAAGAAGTTTCTGTTGAAGAAGTTTCTGAAGAAATTGAAATGGATATGGACAAATACGTTTCAAAAGAAGAGTTTGATATGAAAATCAAATCAATTATGGATAAGATTGAAGAAATGAAGTTAGGTTATGATAAAGAAAAAGTTTCTATGAGTAAACAAATAGAAGAGCTTTCTAAAGAACCTGCTGCACAACCTATCAATCAAGGTTCTGAAGAGCAACCTAGAAAAAAAGTTCTTTACTCACAAAACAGACAATTCAGTACAAAAGATAGAGTATTGAATCAAATTTTTAACATTAATAGATAAATAAATAGACAAAAATGGCTACTACTACATCAATTACTACTACTTATGCAGGGGAATTTGCTGGTGATTATATTTCAGCTGCATTATTATCTGGTAATACCTTAAATAGAGGTAATATCGAGATTAAACCAAACGTAAAGTTTAAAGAAGTAATCAAAAAAGTCGCAACTGATGCTAACGTAATCAAAGATGCAACTTGTGATTTTTCTGATACTGCTACTGTAACTTTAACAGAAAGAATCCTTCAACCAGAAGAGTTCCAAGTAAACTTAGAACTTTGTAAGAAGGACTTTAGAAGCGACTGGGAAGCTATCCAAATGGGATACTCAGCGTATGATAACTTACCTCCAAAATTCTCTGATTTCTTAATCGGACATGTTGCAGGTTTAGTTGCAGAAAAGACAGAACAAAATATCTGTCT